TATCTCCTTTCTTATGCTACCCGCTCAACGATCAGATTGCTGTTTGCAATGCTGACAGCCTGCGTACTGGTGTTTTTAACCGCTACGGTCACGCAGCAGCCGCGCGGCACCTCGATGAAAGCAGCCACAAAAACGTTGAAGTAATTTTCGACTGCCGCCGGGGTGACAATGGCGGTCGCACTGGTCAGCGACTCACCGCCGACAGCCAGCGCCACGGAAATGGGTCCCACGGTGCCGCCGGTGGGAATGGCGATATTGCCGCCAAAGCTTACTTTGAAACGGGCCCGGCACTGCCCGCTGGGCAGACCGCGCAAGGTCACAAGGCCGCTTCCCTCACGGTGCACGATACAAGCAGGGGCTTTCACTGCGGTCTCGGTCAGGGGAAGGTTTTCCCCCGCCGCCACGATGACGGTGTTGGAGTTGCTAAATTCAGCCATTTTATCGGCTCCTTTCATAGAAAAACGCCGGGACTGCTGCCCCGGCGCTCTGGTTTGCAAAATCAGCTCAGGGGCTGAACATTTTGATGTGGGCATTTCCATTTTGGAAACAACCACTCAAAAAGCTGTCGTGATTCAGTTATGCGCAGCTGCCGCAGCCGGTCCCACAGCCATAGTAAATGGCGTTGGGGTTGGGCACCTGATAGGCAGGCACGGGAGCTTTCTGCTGCAGAGTCCCGATGATCTGGTTGGTCTGCGCATTCATCGCGGTGGTCAGGAACGCGCTCTGGCGATCCTGAGAAGCAGCCCGACGCAGCTCGTTGTTCTCGCTCTGCAGGGTGGCGATCTTATCGTTGGTCAGGAAGTCGAGCACCGCGCGGGTGTTGCTGTTCTGATTCTCGATAATGTCCCGGGTGTTGTTGTTCATGGCATTCTGCGTTGCGCAGAAGCCCTGCTGCATCTGGTTCCGGGTGTCGCACTCCTGAGTGGCCAGATTGTAGTTGACTCCCTGGATCGCGGTCTGGGTCTTGCAGCAGCAGTCTGCCAGCTGTGTAGCCAGAGCATTCTGACCCTGCATCAGCGCGATGTTGGTGCCGTTGAAGCCCTGCTGCATGGCGTTGGTGACGCCGTTCAGGCCCTGCTGCACGCCGTTGAAGCCCTGAAGCATCCCGGTGTTCATGGCGTAGAAGCCATCGCACAGGCCGCTTTCCAGCCCATTCAGCTTGTTCATGACGCTCTGATTGTCGAAGCCGCGCTGCAGGTCTGCCTGTGTGACAGCGCTGGTCATATAAGGCGAAGCGCCGCCCATGCCGCCGCCCCAGCCAAAGCCGCCCATGCCGCCCCAGCCGAACATGCCGAAAATCAGAAAGAGGACGATCCAGCCCATCCAGTCGCCTCCCCAGCCGTTGAAGCCGTTGCTGTAGCCGTTGGCGGGCTGCACCGGCATGGTCAGAACCGTGCTATCAGAAGAAAGAGACATAGTTTTACTCCTTTACGTTAGATTTTTAAATTTATTCTAAATGCGGCCGCATTTCAGAATCCGAACATATTTTTCATGCCGTTGAGCATCGGCGCGATCTGCTGCGCCCGCTGCTGAATGGCGTTGAGCTGCTGCTGTGAGAGCTGGCCGGAGGTGAGCATCTGGTTTATCATCTCCTGCGGGTTCTTTCCCTGCATCTGGCCCATAAACTGCTGGAACTGCCCGCCAATGGGATTCTGGGTCTGTCGGCCCATCGAGTTATACAAGCTGCTGCCCATCGTTTAGCCCTCCTTTTCCGGCTCTGGTGCTTCTTGCTTCTCCAACGCCGCCAGCTTTGCCGCCAACTCGTCGAACTCCTTGCGGGTGACATACTCCCCGCCTGCGGCTTGCGTGGCTGCAATCGACGCTTTGGGGCCGCTGGTGCGCTCTTTGTAATCGTAAATGCGAAGAGGGAACGGCCTGCCGTCCTGCCCCACTTCTTTGATGTAGAAGGTATCGGAATCGGCATCCAGTAAAAGCACTCGGCTCCCGTTGGCTACCAGATAGCCCCGGGCAGCCGCTTCGCCCTGTACCCAAATAAAGCCGCTGTCAGTCGGTGCGGTCTGCCCCTGCATTGTCGGCATCATGACGGGCTGGGGCTGGTACTGTGCTGCCCTGAGCTGTTCCAACTGCCCTTGCGGCTGTTGCGGGTAAAACACTTGTGGGTATCCGTTATAGATCGGCATGGATCAGTCCTCCTTGTACCAGTAGTAGATCGGGCATTCTGCGCCGCTGTCCCAGCTGTCCCACCACGCGCCGTCGATCACGGCCAGAACGTGGCCGGAGCAGCCCAGTACATACACGCCGCGCGGATACTCCCGGGCAAAATCTGCCACGGTGTAACAGGTGGTGCAGTCTGCTTCCACCATGCGGCGCTTGTAGCCCTGTTTTTGAAGATACGCGCCCCATGTGCGGTTAGCGCTGGGCATATCGCCGAGGGCGTAACCGGTGAGCGCCAGCGCAATATACGCCTGCTCCCAGCTCCGGCCGGTGGCCGCAGCTACCGCCCGCACTACGCAGTCCCCGACGCTGCTCCCGCGCGGGTTTGGGTTAAACTTGTGCCACATGGCACCCCCTCCCTTTGCGCCCAGTGTACTTTTTTAAACCGCCGTGAGAGACAACGAACGCACAACGAAGGACAAAAAAGAAAAGCGCCCACACAGCACAGGGCTGTATGGACGCTCAAGGATTTGCACGCAACGCGTATAAAATTTTCAAAAAAGTCTTGACAATTACACGCAATGCGTGTATAATAAAGACCGTGAAAGACACCACACAAACACATGGAGACATGGAGGTAGCAATTATGGAAAAGCTCACTGCTGACGAGTTCGCAACCAAGGTTATGGCCACCGGTACCGAGCTTGAGGTCGATGAACTCCGCACCCAGTCCCTGCGGAAGTACGATCGAGAATGGTCCGAAGAAGAGATCCCGGACGATGAGCAAACCGTCGTGCTTGACATCTACGCCCACATCAACGTGCACGATGGGGATGTCAAGACTGAAGATCTCAGCGCATCCGATTATATGCTGACCGCGGAAATGCAGCTGACGCAGCAGCAGGCGGATGCCCTGTACAATGGCGACCCGGAGATCGAGCAGATCGAGCGCAAGATCATCATGGAGGAGATTTATCCGCAATACGAAGCTTTCTTGGAAAGCATGCAGTAAACAAAAAAGTCCCCCAGACGGCGCGCGAACACCGGCTAGGGGACTTTAGTGAAAGACACCTCACGTGGAGGCATACTATTATGCTACCACACGAAAGAAAGGGAGTTAACTATGTATACCACTGCTGAACTTTTTAATGCTGCCGCCGATCCGGCAGCTTCCCGCGAGGTCTTCCTCAACAGTGTCACCCTCAGCATCCCGGATGATGCCGACGGGTGCGTAGATCTGGACGCCGAGAAGGCAAGGCTGTCCACCATCTGGGATTTAGCTCATCTTCCAATGCGTGAGCTGGTGGCCCGCACTGGCCTGTCGCAGACCGCTTTTGCAAAGCAGGCGGGCGTCCCGCGGCGCACCGTGCAGGACTGGTGCGGCGAAAAGCGTGCGTGCCCCACATACGTCAGATTCCTGTTGGCAGAGCATTATAATCTGCTATAACCTTAACCGGATGAAATCCGTGGGCTATATATAACCGAAAGGAAGGTTTACATTATGGATAAAATTAAAAAACCCTATCTCATCACGGAAGATGGGATGAGCCACTATGACGAGTTCTGCACCACCTTGAGCGGAGAGCTCACCTCCATCCCGTCTCCGTTTATGCCGAACAGGAAGCCGATGATCAACAGCGACTTCCCCGAAGGCAGGGTATACTCTGTGACCCTGCGGGAAAAGGGTGAACTCGGTGCAGACGCCACCGTTCGCTTTGTCACCTACGAAGAAGCGAGCCGGTTCATGCACAGTGTGTCCTGCCGTTGCAAGACGATAAAGGAGGCACTGGAACTGGCATAAAGAAACCCCCGATGCTCCAAACGGAACATCGGGGGTTTTGTGCCGCCAAAACGGCAAAGTCTAAAATCAAGAGCGGAACCGCCCACAGGCAATGCCACTCTCTACAAAGGCCGTAGCTTTTCAAATATCCACCCTGTTGCGCTTCTTCGAGAGGCCGGGTGGATTTGTTAGTTTAATTTTATCACACATCCAGTATTTTATCAATAATTTTCAGCCTATTGCCGATTGATGTCCGACAATACGGCACACGCGCTGCAATATCAACTTGACATAGCTGGTCAACGTACCGCAACCGGGCGATTTTCCGGTCATACCTCCCAAGCGGCGCACGTTTTATCACAGCTTTTATCTGTTCTGCATTAAGCCCTTGCAACGCTGGCGGAAAGACTACGCGAGCCGCCGCCACAGGCAGCACCGAGCCAAAAAGGCTGCGGCAGCTGTCCGGCGTTGCGCACCATATTGCCAATGACGGCGAAACGGTGACAAAACGTCACCAGTTTGTTGACATTGCCGAGATGGTATGTTTTCGTAAGGCCACGAAAACGTGCGCAGACCATTTTCGTGATGTCACGAAATTGCTCTTGTGCGGCGAACATCCCGGTGACGTCACCGAGATGACGGTATGTAGTGCTTGCCATGATATCACTCCTTATTGTGAACAATGAGATAACGAATTGCGGAAATTTTGACGATAACGTCATTCGTTTTCAGGTTGGGCGGCATCCGATTTTTCCCAGTCACCTTCACCGCAATCGTCCCGCCGTCACCTGCACTCACAATAGGCACAGGTGCATCCGGCGTGGGTGTGCCGTCCTGCGTGCTCTTACCGTACACGGTCAGACCGCACAGGGGCGCAGAGAAAGCGTCGTCAACGGAGATGGGGTTGCCTGTCTCAGTGCCCACAAGGATGTTCTGCCGCGCCTTTACCGCGCTGATAGCGTCACCTGTGGCTTTTGCGTCAGCGGCTTCGCCCTCGTGGGTGAGGGTGGTGTCCAGTGCTACGGCAGGGCCGGGGTCGCCCTTCTCGCCTTTGAAATCACCGTTTGCAATGCCGTCCTTCAGCTCCTGCAGGCTGTCAGCGGCTTTCTGAGCACTCTGGTCTGCATTGCCAGCACTGGTGGCCGCTTCTCTGGCATCGGTGCGCACGGCATCCACCAGCTGCTGCCATGCAGGGGTGCCCGGTTCCGGCTCTGTGCCATCCTCTGTGCCGCTGTTGGCGCTGACACGATACCGCAGGTCTGCGCTGGTGACGGTCTTGGTGCCGTCGCTGCCCTCAAAGGTGACGCACCCGCTCCCGGGCTGTGCGGTCACGCTGGCAGGCACGTCCACATAGCCGTCCACCACCAGCGAGGCGGGAGGATCAGCGCCACCGGGGATGTGCCAAAATGCCCGGATAGCCAGCCCGGCCCACTCGCCGGTTGCATCGACGTGCAGGCGGTACACGCCTCGGTTCTTGGTGTAGCCAAAGCGCACCATCTGCTCATAGCCGGGCACTTTGACAACGCCATTGGATGCGAGAGATACGCTTTGCTCGATCATAAATTACTCCTTGTTGATGGTAGGCTTCTTTTCTGCAAGTGCCTTTTTCATCATGCTGACGGCCTTTTCGATTACGCTGTCCAGTACTTCATCGGTGATAAAAGGCTTCAGCCAGTCCGGCAGTGCGCCCCGCAGCGCGGCAAAGACCTGCGCCTTTTTCTTTGCGCCCTGACCGCTGCCCATGATGCTGTCCTCAGCGATGGTCACGAGCTCCAGTGCCCACTGCTTGACGTACTGTTTGTAGCCCAGCCGGATGGCACCAACGGCCAGCGCGGCAAAGCCGATGAACATCAGTACCAGTGCGATGGGTGCGGGGATAAAGTTAAACATTGCTTCCATGATTTGTTACTCCTTTCAGTAGGTAGTTGTTAATATCGGATTTGCTTTTTTGCATACCTTCGCGGTTGTTTCCGGACAGCTGCGAATCCAAAAGATTTTGTACGCCAACGAGTACGAGACGCATTTCTTCATCGAGGCTGTCAAAGCGGCGCAGGTCTCTTGCAAGGGCCTGTGCGTGCTGAAGCTGTCCCTGTTCCAGCACGCCAAGTCTTTTTTCGAGCGTATCCATTCGCTTGTTCTGCGCATCGTCGGGGGCCTGTGCCTTTTTGATGTACTTGTGGATGATGTCCAGCGCCTTGTCGATCGTGATGGCCGCAGCACACAGGCTGCCAAGGATGCCCAGCACCCACAGTAAAGCTTCTTTTTCGGTCATTTACCCTCCCGGAGACGGGTCAGGCCCTTCTTGCTGATGATACCCGCATAATCCTTGTATGCGTGGGACATGTCCACGTTAGTGGCCACACCGGGTACACGCGCCGTGCTGGTGTACTGCCACATGCCAAAGGGCCAGCTGGGAGCAGGCTTCTTCGTGCGGTAGGCAGCCAGCCACACGTCGTATGGTTTCAGCTCTGCACCGCCCATGTACAGGAAGGTGTTGCCGAACCACAGGCCGGTGTACAGCATGGCGTACACGCCCCAGCTTTCCACCGTGCTCAGCATGTAAGCTGTCAGGTCGGTCAGCGCGGCCTTGCCTAGCGGCTTCTGCACCTCGTCCTCGATGTCCACCGCCACCGGCAGCTCAAAGCTCCGGCCGGTGAGCAGCTTCTTGAAGTAGGCCAGCTCCTTGTCGGCCTGCTCCCGGTTGACCGCCTTGAAATAGCCATACACGCCGCAGGGGATGCCCAGCCGCTTGCACTCGCTGTAATTGCGGGCAAAATGCGGGTCAGTGTAGGGCGCACTGGGCCTGCCCGCTGCGCTGTTGCCCATGGCGCGAATCATTACACCGTCCACTTTCCCGCTTGCCTTGACCTTCTCCCAGTTGATCGTGCCCTGATGCCGGGATACATCCATGATTTCAGCCATAGCGTCCTCCTTACTGCGTAATTTCCTCAAAGCCGCTCTTGATAAGAATTGCCTTGACCTTCTCCTTCAGCAGGCGGGGGCAGCGCTCATACAGCGCCTTTGCATCCTCCATAGTCTCAGCAGACATAATCTCCTGTGCCCACAACATTGCCATCATAAATACCATCCTTTCTAATTTTTGCGTAATTTTATGCATAAACAATCTCGCTCATTTCAAGCAAGCATTGCTTGAGCATCTTGCTTTCTTTTTTCAGTGTCTTGTTTTCTTCCTGCAGCGCCGCCACCGTTTCCGGTAGCTTCTCCCGGGCTTCCTGCTTTTTGCGCGCCTCTTCCTGCGCAGCCAGCTCTTCGGCGGTGTAGCGGATGTACTTCTGGATTGGCACCTGTTCCACCCATTCCTCCTGTGCCTGTACTCCGGGGCGGTCAACGATCTTCTGCACGTCCTTGCCACCGTTCGGATACTCGGTCACGGTCTCCCAGTGCCACTGCTCCTCCACGCCCTCTACGGCGGGGTGGGTGACTTCTTCAGTGTCGTCCACCAGATACCCAAGGGTCAGGTCGGGGTTTTCCACGACCGCGCCGGTCTCGTCAATGATCTTCATGGTTCAAAACCTCCTTTCTCATGCCACGCGCCGCCAGATGTGCACATAGTAGGCGGCAGGTTGCACGGTGGCGCTGCGGCCGTAGATCGGGTTCGAGCGGGAAGCGTCGAAACAAAGGTCTTTGCCGGGGGTTCTAGTGCCTGAAGCAGCCCAGTCGTAGGATTTTCCACCTCCATAAAATGCACCGTATGCATTTGGTATATTGACGTTATAAAAACCAGCTTGCTCATCTGGGCCAGCACGGCCTGTGATGTTGGGCAGACCGGCTTCCACGGTGGTGCCCGCTGCGTGGGCGTAGGACGCACCCATCAGCACCCGGTTCTGCGCGATCTCCTGCCATGTACCTCCAAACAGTGCGGCGGGGCTGGTCGTACTAACTGTTTGAAAAATACTGTACACGGGGTAGGCAGCCAAAGCGCTGTCCGCAGAAAGTGTTCCGTCCGCATCGACCGTCAGACCGCTGCCCACCTTCACGCCGCCCAGCGTGGTGGCGGTGGCAATAGGGAGCTTGATGCCTTTCAGCGCATCGCCAACAGCCTTTCCGTCAGCCGGAGCACCCTCAACGCTCAGCGTCTTATCAGTGCTTACAATGGCCGCGGCCTTGTTCGCACTGTCTTCAGCAGAAGCGGCAAAGTTTTCCGCTTTCTTTGCGTCTGCAGATGTTGACTGTGCGTTTTTGGTTGCGCTGGCGGCGGCAGTCTGGGCCACGCTTTCGCTCTCTGCAGCTGCTGCGGCCTTTTTCGTCGCGGTGCTGGCTGCTCCGGTGGCGGTCTGAGCGGCTTGCAAAGCAGCCTGCTGCTGGCCTGTCACTTCCTCGGCGTACTGCTTGACGTACTCCATGCCCTGTGCGATGTCCTCACGGACTTCCACGCCGCGCTCAGCCTTACGGATTCCCGCAATGGCTTCATCAAAAGTTTTATCCATAAAACACCTCCTGTCTCATTAACCTGACATGTACCCTTTGAGCGATCGACTCAAATCGTAAGCATCGGACGCTTTGCGTGCACTCAAAGCCTGCAGGTCGCTGATGCTGGAAAACTCAGTGCCAAATGTAAACTCTTTTTTATCCGGAGAATCCAACGGCTCAACAAGCTTGGAGCACAGCAACCAGGTATCTACACCATGCGGTGCAGAGAAAATGTGCGTTTGCTTTCCAATTGCAATACGGCTGACATCAATATCAGCGTCTTTCAAATCGACCGCTTTGACTGTCATGCCGTTCAGATAGCGCAGATTTTTGGCGAGTTCTTCCTCTGCCGCATCTAGCAAAGACTGCGGCGTGCTTTCGATGCCTTCAATAAAGATCACTTTTGTGATGATGCCAAAAAGCTTTTGCGCAGCCAAATCGTTTGCGGTTTCTGTAATGGTTTCTCCAAATGAAAAAAAAAGCCATGTTATCTTTTTGGCACCTACCGCGATCACCCGCGTGTAGATATCCTCTGCTTTGACGTAGTCGGTCAAATCCAGCAGGTTTGTTCCAAAAGCCACCGTCTGGGTGTTTTTATCGGTGATCGCCTGCAGATAGTCCAGATACCGGCGCGGTTTTCCGTCATGATCTTCTGCATGGCGCAGCACCAGATATCCGCCGTACTTTTCAACCAGCTCACTCTGCAAGATGTCCCATGTAATGCCGTAGTTTTTTCCATCGCCAAAGCTGTATGTAGGTTCCTTGACATCAAACAAAAAGCGGGGATCCGTCTTGCCGTTGATAGCAAGACTATATTTCCCGTTTTGCTCGGTGATTTTAAAAGTCTTGGATTCAGATGCCTGCTCAACGTTATAAATGGAGTACGTGCCAAAATTCTTGTTGCAAGTACCGCAGACGATTTCGGCTTTTTTCACTTCGACCTTTGCAGCGTACGTTTTGCCCTTTACATAGGCTGCAAACAGACGCACGCGGAAATTGTTGCTTCCAATCCGTGAAATAATGCGACCTTCCGCAATGTGCTCTTCATCGATTTCCCAGCTCAGGCAGGAAGCTTTGTTGATCTCTGTTTCCTCATAGAAAATATTCGTCTTTCCATCCACGGGATCTACAATTCCCCAATGGTAAATGTAATCTCCATCATTAGAATCGTAGCTGTAACCCACCTGCACGACTTTGATGCCGTCGATATAGGGCACGATCATGGGAATGTCCATTTGCACATTGCCAGGAGTAAAAGCTTTGTATGCATCTACCATTCCGTTGTGGTTATCGCAGATCCATTCCAAAAATTGCGAAAAGCTCACATTTTTTGCAGCGTACGGCGCAATTCCGCTGTCATTCAGATACGCAAGCTCCCCTTCGCAGTAGATTTTCTGACGCATCAAAAAATCCTGCTCATGGCTCATGGGACGGCCCTGCCAGATGGAAACGCCGTCCTGTTCCACCTCTACCGTAGTGCGCAACTTTTGCAGCGCAGAGTGTGCCACATTGCTCAGCGGCATGGTAAACTCAAAAGAGCCAGCTTTACCCACTTCGCGGGTCAGCGTGGGGCTGATGAGCTTTTTCGTGTCGGTAATATCGCTGATATCGTGGATACAGACCCTAGTTTTCCATGTGTCTACATCCGTCTGCACACCAGCATAAACTTTATAGCTCATAGGCTTGCCCCCAGATATTTAATACTAATGCTGCAGTCTGCCGATGCAGCGAAAACAAGGGTGCCCACCACACCGTCCGGCATAGTAAGCCCCTCGATATACTGCCAGTCGGTGGACTTGGCCAGAATGCCCACCTTAAAGCCATTGAGAGACACCGCGATGTTTGCGGCGGTCTCGCTGCGCTTGAAGTAGATACCGGCCGCACGCGGTGCACCGGTGATGGACACCTCTTTGTCCTCGCCCGCCTTGAGCGGGATATTCGTGTAGTTGCGCACGATGTCCGTTTCAAAGTTGAAGTCATCCCACAGCCAGTCGTTGGTGCCGTCGTAGACGCTGCGCTTGAAGGGGTTGCAGGTGCCGGTGATGGTAAAGGCGCTGGAAAGCCGGTCGCGGGATGGTGTGACTTTCCAAAGCCCTTCCCAGTACCACGCCGGGTCTTCATCAAAGCGGCACTGCAGCCACTTGCCATGAATGGCATTGGCAATGGTGCTTTCGATGCTGGGCCACTTGCTTTTTGGCGCGTTGCACAGCAGTTCCATGGTGATGGTGCGCTTTTTATAGTGCACCTTGCCATCGTCCCATGTGGTCAGGTTCAGCAGTGAATCAGATCCGGTGACCTGCACAAGGTATTCTTCCGGTTCTGCCGCGCCGATTTTAGGGCTGCCTACCTTGAGGTACAGCCCCCAATCTGTCAGGGTGTGAAAATTGCCGATTTTTGCCCCCAGAAGCTTTGCCATTACACACCCCTCGCTTTCCGTTCCACTGTCACGCCGATGCGTGCATCTACGTTGGTCGCCATGCGGGTCGACAGCACGCCCACCAGTTCACCGGAGTCCATGACCACCTGACCCTTTCCGATGTCAGGCAGATGCTCGTCCAGCATCCCCTCGATGCGTTCCAGGATGCTGGTCTGCCGGTCAACAATGGACTGCTGGCCGGTGACGCGGTACTGCAGGGCCGCACGGGTGGAGAAGGTGCCAAGACTGTCATACATGCCGGTTTTGTCAAAGGGGCTCTGGTAGTGGCTGACAGGCTTCTGATTATTCTTCTTGTCCATCCACATGGCAAGGCCAATGCCGCCAGCGACAGTGCCAACGCCCAGGATCAGGGCAAGAATGGGATTTGCTGCAACGAAAGACACGATAGTGCCCAGTGCAGAGGTGATGCCACCAGCCATGCCGGAAAAACTCTGCACGATGCTGCCCAGAGCGCCTCCCACGCCGCCGGACTTTGCAAGACCGTCGATGATCTCACCAAAAGCCTTGACCGAATTGGTCACACCGTCGATATCGGATTTTACCCCGCCGTCAGAAAAAAGCTTCTGGAAGATATCAAATGCCTTTCCGATGCCGCCGCTGAAGTAACCTTCATTGACTGCGGTCAATGCCTTATTGAGCCAATCAGAGATCACGTCACGCTGCTTCTGCGATACTTCGCCCCAGATCAGATTGACAAAATCCAGCCCAAGACTTGCCCAGTCACCGTTTTTGGCATTACTAAAGGCGCTTTTTACCAGCCCGAAAATGCCCTTATCCAGCTGGCCGGAAGCCTCGCTCAGCTGCTGGTCAATGCGGTTCTGGGTGCCCTTCACGCTCTTGTCGATAAGAGTAGAGGTCTCCGTCACCTTGTCTTGAACGCCGTCGATGTAGGTGATGATCTTCTCGTAGGTCTCCGCGCCGTTCTCGCCGATGCGCTGGCCAGTCTCTGTGACGGTCTTTTTGATATGCTCGCTGCCGTCCGCGTACTTTTCCACCGCCTGCTGCACCTTTGTGGTGATGCCGTCAAAGGTGGTTTCCGAGACGTTGGTAAAGGTTCCCAGCAGCGTTTTTGACATGTCGTCATAAGTCTTTGTGACCTTTGTGACCGTGCCGTTGACTTTGGTCTCGACCTGCTTAAAGGTCGTGGCAACACCGTTCACCATCTCCTTGCCGGTCGTGGTGGTGGTCTCGGTGATGCGGTCTTTGATTTTGCCGGAGCTGTCCTTGACCTTCTCGGTAAGGGTCTGGATGCTGGTGGTCACAGTGCCCAGCGCATTCTGTGCGGTGGTGGTAGCCGTGCTGGAGATGGACGAAATGACCGTTTCGGTAGTGGACTTGGAGCTGGAGGATCTGGATTTTTTGCCTGTGGAAGAACCAGTCGGGCTGGTTGTAATGGAGCTGCCGCCGTTGCCGCTGGCTGCCGCCAGCTCCGCCTGACGCTCCGACCAGCTCTTGTTGCTGATGCCAATGCCATTCAGAGCATTTTGCCGTAAACGGTTTTTGTTGCTCTTCCGGTTATTTGCATCCGCGTACTCTTCGTAGGTATCGAAGTCTGCTGTGGCGGCTTTTCCGAGAAAACGGTTGAGCTTGTAGCTCAGCTGATCCAGCCATGTGGTGGCTTTGCTCGCGAAGTCCTTGAGAGCGTTTTTTGCCGTGTTGATAGGCTCCGTCAGGCCGGTGATCGCGCCTGCGAGACCGATCCAGCCGTCCGTTTTGTAGGCTTCCTGCGCCTTTACGATCAGATCATTCAGATTGCCGATTACAACGCCGATGCCGCTGGATAAATCGCCGGTCAGCAATCCGGCCAGCTGGCTCACGTTGTCCTTCAGGGTGGAAACGCGGCCATTCATGGTCTGGCTCTGGGTGTCCATGCTGTTGTAGTAACGCCCGCCCTCTTCGGAAGCGGCCTGCAAAGCCTGCGTCAGAAGATCATAACTGATGGTCATCTTCTGCACTTCAGCAGTGGACTTGCCTGTGTAGTCGGCCAGAATGCCATACACGTCGATGCCGGCATAAGCAAACTGCTTGATATCGGCCGCTGTAGCCTTGCCGGTGTTGGCGATCTGCTGCAGGTTTTGGGACATGCGGTTCAGCTCGTCGTTGCCGCCACCGGTCGCAGAGACAGCGTCGCCCAGCGCCATGACGGTATCGCGGGCGTATCCGGCATTCTCGCCTGCAGAGATCAGGTACTGGTTCGCCTTTGTCAGGGACTCGACATCAAACGGGGTTTTTGCCGCGTCTTCCTGGATCTGGCTCATGACCTGCTGCGCCGCTTCCGCGCTGCCCAGCATATTGGTAAAGCCGGTGGTGTATTTCTCGATCTGGGCGTTGTACTCGATGCCGGAAGAGATGAACCCCTCTGCGGCACTGAGCGCAGCGGAGCCGAGCTTCGAGAAAACGCCCGCCATGACCGTGCCTTGTGCAATAGCACCGGCCAGAGACTTACCGGATGCCTTATCCGTGGAGTTGGCAAAGCCTTCCATGCCGTTGTTTGCGGCTTTCAGCGCGGTCGTGGTTGCCCTGAGCTGTGCTTCTGCCTGCGCCAACATGGTCTTGAGGTTTTTGGTCTCAGAGGACGCTTTGCCGGTCCTGCCCACCGACTCGTTGTAACGTCTGGTCAGCTCCACTACGGCCTTTGCGGCCTTGCTGTACTCTCCTGACAGCGAAGAAACGGTCTTTTTTGTCTCGGATTGCACATTTTGGATGCCCTGCCGGTAGGCGCTGTCGTCCAGCCCGAGGGTGGCGCTCAATTCAAAAAGTTTCAGGTTCCATCACCCCCGTTCAAGCCATTTTTAATGCGTGCTATCACTTCATCAGCGGACGGCTGCGGCGGCTGTGGGCGGTTTTCCACAAGCCCGGCCACCATGTCGTACCACCGCTCTTCCGCGCCTATAAGGTGCGCCAGAGCGTCCGTCATGTACGCCTGATAGCTGAGCGTGATGCGCTCTTGCCGCAAAGTGTTCAGGCAGTGCTGCAAAATGTACGGCCTGCCAAACAGCCGCAGCGCGTCCGGGCTGATGGAAGAAATCAGGCGTCTGTACCCGCCAGCACCAACGGCAGACACCAGAGCAAAAAATCCAGCACATCATCGTTGTTCAACAGCTCTTTCACCGCGCGCATCTTCTTGAACGGGCCGATGTTTTCAACCACCCCGTTTTCATCCACGTCCGGCTCATAGAGCAGCGGAAGCAGCTTTGCGGTGGCAGCGGCATTGTCGAACAGCAAGCTTTTTGCCATAGCCTGAATGTTCTTTTTTGCCTGCTCCTTCTTCTTCTGTTCCAGCTCCTCCGGCGTTTCCTCGCCGGTCAGGACCGGCAGAACCTTGCGCAGCTCCATGATCTTGGATTTTTCCAAGACCTCCTCTGCCACATCGGCAATCTGCCAACAGTGGCGCAGAAAATCTTCATCGGACAGCTCTGTCAAAAATTTCATGCGGTGTCCTCCTTATGCTGCGGCCTTGGGGCTGTAGTACCACTCCATAGGCACGGTATCACTGCCCAGACGGGGGCAGCCGGTCAGGGTGACGGAGATGTTGCCCTTGCCCTTGTCGGTCGTCTTCAGGGTCAAACCGCCGGTGGAGAGTGCGTTCATCAGACGGACAGCAACCATACCGCCATCCAGCGTGTCTCCAACCCACCAGATGTCCTTAAAGTCACCGGTGCTGGCGGTGGGGTCGAGAGTCATGCGGGGCGTGACCTTCTTGTCACTCACATCCGCAGCGCCCAACGCCAGCTTGATGACGTCAGTGGTTGCATTCAGGGCCGTAAAGGCCAACGTGCAGTCGTAGTCCTCGATCTGCATCAGCTCTGCGGTGTTCTTCTGGGCGTTGTCCACATCCGCGCCCAGATCGGTGAAGTTTGCCTTGCAGGTCGCGGTGATGCCGCCGGTCGTGGCAGTGATAATGTCTGCGTCCTGAACTTCGGTTTCGCCGGTTACATCAAACTTGTTGACCACGATGCCTGCGTTGAACTGCATGGATTCGAACGCTTTCTGCGAAATTTTGGAAAATTTTCTTGCCATATTGCTCCTTTACTCACGGTATAAACCGTGTGAGTTCAAAATTGAGGTATTCGCACAAATAGCCCTCGGGAGGGTTGTCGAGGGGCTGTGCCCATGGGGTGCCTTTTTGCAAAAGAATAGCGCCGCCCTCACAGGAAAGCGTTGTGCTGTCCTCGAGGGCCGCGCTGATCGTATCCTCGGTTTGCAGGATGGGGGCTCTGCCGCCCTTACTGGGGTACCACAGCCGGGCGTGGAAGGATGTCGTTTCGTTCCACCCGCCGGGGATAGTGGGCTTGTAGGTCAGATAGGGCAGTGAAGCGGCAGGAGGGATGCTATCTTCCAGATAACCCGGGATGCCAAAGCCGTTAAAAAACGTGTTCAGCGCCCGGTTGATGCTCTCAGACGGCCCCATTACGGCAGCACCGCCTTTTTGCACTTCACAGCCCGCAGGCCCATGCCGGATTCTGTCGGGGCGTTGCCCTCATCGGCTGCGCTCGTCACCTGAAATGTCTGACCGTCGCTTGCCCGCTTGATGTAGTCCGGGAAGGCCAGCGGGACACCGGTGTTGACCAGCAGGGTATAGGTAGATGCCGTGTCGGCCTGCTCTGCCACCTGAGCTTCCACGGTGGTATCGTGGCGCTCTACGGCCTCAAATTCCGGGCCGTCCGTCCAGCCGGACACAAAGCCGCCGACGCCGTCCGGCTCATAGCTGCGGGTCTGGAAGCGGAATTTTTTTGTAAAGCCCTGCATCACGGTGGATGCAGTGAACGCGTTGACCATGTCACATCTTCCTCCACTGATTGATCTCGGATTTATAGCGGGTCTTGCCGTCAGCGGGCAGGCCGTCCGCGCCTGTAGCCATCGTGCCGGACCACCCGGCAAAAGACTGGGACACATACACGCCGCCGGACGGGAGCGCCTTGTCGTATGCGTCAATCTTTTCAGCCAGCGCCACGAAGTCAGGCGGCACGCGCATGGGCTGTACCGTCCCGGTGAAGGTCTCGGCGGTCAAATCGCCGTCCCCGGCCTTGTGCACGCCGTCGTTGAAGATGGATCCGCACACAAGGAAATACTGCCCCGGCACTACCCCGGCGGGCACGGTATCCGGCTCAAAAGCAAACTCCCCGGCAACGGGGTCGTCCGCCCGGTCAAAAAAATTGTGCGTGTAAACGCACAGCTCTGGGACGGTCATGGGGCGTCCTCCTTACAAAGGGGCGATCACTCGCCCGGGGTAATGGTCTCGACAGCGATACCGTCCAGATACTCAGCAAACAGGGTCACGCCCATAATGGCGTAGCTCTCGGAGGTTGCGGTGCTGTAGTTTGCCTGAGTGTGGAAGCCGATGAGGTTGCTTGCCTCGCCTGCGGTCCGGTAGACCAGACCTGCGCGGGCAAACTCGCTATCCGCAGGATCCACATAGTACATGACGATGTTGTCTACCGGGGTGGCAATAACCTTTCCCTTCGCGATCTCACTGTCGGACAGCAGGAAGATGGTGTTGTAGCCCATGAAGTCCTTGATGTACTGGAAGCCGAACTGGTTCTGCACGGTGATATTGGCATTGCCCAGATAGTCGTACACGTCCATCACGTTGACAAAGCCAACAACGCCGGTCACGGTGCGATGCATGGTCTTGAACTTGTTCTCGACCGCGCCCTTGGCATGTGCCAGCGCCATCTGGAAGGTCTTGGGAGTGCCCTTCAGGGTGCCGGTGTTCAGGAACTTGTAGAACTTATCCGTTACCAGAGCGGTCAGGTCGTACAGAAACTCATCATCGGTCTTCTGCACGGCGACATCGTAGCCGTAATTCTGGATCGCCTCAAGGGTGACAGACTTGCCGTACTTGTCGATGGTGATCTTGCCGTACTCCTTCTCCTTGACGGTGTACTTGCTGAACGGGATCTCTTCGCCCTCGCCCACGGTGCCGCTCTGCAGGGTGCCCTGTGCATACTTGCTTTTGAGCACGGTGCCAGGCTGCATCCGGATAGGGCGCATGATGCCCAGAATGGTGCGCAGATGGTCCCAGTTGCGCTGGAAACGGGCCACAAAGTCGATTTCACGCGCGGCTACGGTGATATCGGTGGTCATGGTGATATTTTCTTTTGCTGCCATGTATTAGTCCTTTCCGCCGCCTGTAAACAGGTCGGCATTTGCTGCAATGGCCGCCTGGCGCTCGCCGGCGTCCTTGATTGCAAAAATTTGGTCTTTGGTCATTTTGGAACCGGCGTTTGTGGGCGGGTTGTCCACCTTTGCGCCGGTGGTGGTCGTAGTGCCTACGAAGTCGCTCCAATCGGCTTTCAGGCTGTCGGTGTGCTTCTTGGCGTCCTTGACCTCGCCCTTATCGTCCAGCTCCAGCTTGTCGATATCCTCGCCAGACAGCCGCACGACCCGATCAGCATACTTGTCCAGCACCCCGGCGGACTTCAGCAGCTCCCGGAACTTTGCTTCCTTGGCTGCGTGGGTGTCCTTCTGGGTCTGCTGGGCCTTGTAGTCGTTCAGCGCCTTTTCAGCGGCTTCCTTGCCGCCGTTGGCTGCGTCCCGGTCCTTTTCGGCTTTGGCGAGGGCTGCGTCCTTCTCATCGAGCTGGTTCTGCAAAGTGTCCGTTTCCTTATGCAGCACGTCCAGAATTTTCTTGAGCTTGCCGCTGGTGTCGGTCGTTTCATCTTCCAGAATCTCCCGGAGAGTTTTGCGTTCGAGTGCCATGTGTTAGTCCTTTCTGCCCTTGCTCGGGCTGCCATGCTTGGCAATAAGGTTTATTTTCCGGACGTGCTGCCGGTGTGGTGCCGCTTGTGGGGCTTGAACCCACGGCCCCCGGATTAAAAGTCCGGTGCTCTGCCAGACTGAGCTAAAACGGCATAAAAAAGCGGCTGACGCTGTGCGCCAACCGCTGAGTATTAAATTTTAGAGGTAGAGCTGAAAATCTGTATCGTTAAGCTCAGAAGCTGGAAGATACACCAAAATTTTGATTTTGGCTTCATTGCCGTACGCAACATCGCAAATTTTTTGAAGTTCTTTTCGTGCCGTTCTTCCCTTGCAAAGCAACTCGCCAACAGCATCAAGTTCTTTTTCTCGCTTGTTTTTTACTCTCACCATTTCTGCCTTTATGCTTTCCACCTCTTCGGCGGCTTTGCGATATGCTTCATCGGCTTCCATCTGCCTTTTCGCAGCAACTTCAAGCAATGCGCTCAAAATTTCAAGTTCTGTCATGCTTTTATACCTCCTTGTTTCCTTCTTCCACCGCGATTTCTCGCAGCTCGTCAATGTGATCTTCCACCGCCGGGCGGAGGAACGGACGGGCTTTCATGCCCCGGGTAAAGTGCCATTTGCCGTTGAAGTCTTTCCAGACCCACGGCGTTTTGCGTCCATTGCCTTTCTCGGCAAAGATGCCCGTGCCAAGCTCAACGTAGACGCTGTAAAAGAGATTTGACCCGACGGTCACGGTCTTTTTTGCAAGGTCTACGGCATAGGTCAGGCTCTGCTTGAGCGCGCCGCCCACGTAGCCCTCAATGCCCGTGCTGTCTGCCGTGCCAGTGGGCACAAGCAGCTGGGCGTAGTCCTGCACCTTCATGCCCCAGATGGTCAGCACCCGCTCTGCCCATGAGTCCAGTGCCTCATGCAGCTGCGGGGTGTTGTCGGTGAATTTGATGTCGTAGTTAAAGTTCACGGTTCATCCCTCGGTTCTCGCTTTTTCTTTAAGATGCGACCGCACTCAGGGCAGAAATTCAGCTGACCGGCACGATGCGTTACCGTACCGCACACGCCTGCGCCTTTCCTGTGCGTTTTTGTGATAAGACTGACTTGAAACGTGGTGTAAAGGCCGTCCTCCCCTTTGGGGGAATTTTTCTTCCACCACGCAAGCCTCTCGCAAAATTTGCAAGGCTTCTTCTCATCCATGCTTTGCAGCCTCCTTTCTGCGTTTTCGCTCTTCTGCCCACCACATTTGCTCTTTCTCTTTGCCGCCCTTGGCCCTGTACCACTCGGTGTAATCCATGACGGGGGTGGCCTCTTTGGTCACATTGTCCCGCTGCATGGCGTTCTGCCGGGGATACTTGCCCAGTGCAGAGGACAGCACGCAGCGGCAGTGGTAGACCATCTCCGGCGCCGCGTTGGGGTCGCCGGGGCGCTGAATCTCGTAACCCATGACCTTGAACGGCTCGTCAAGCTCTGCTGTCTGCTGATCCAGCAGACGGTGCATCTCACGGGTACGGTAGTCGTGGGTGGAGTTCCACCGCTTTTTGACCTCGATGCCCAAAGCCTGGGCGTTGCGCATCTGCTGCAATGCCCCTGCATTCTGGGCGCTGGTAAGGGCTGTGATGGCGTTGCTCATGGCCCAGTGAATCTCTGTATCAGCCATGCCGTTGACGGCCTGCACGGCGATGTCGTGGACGCTCTTGCCCTGCACGATGCCCTGCATGACGTAGCGGTTGAACACCCGGGCGTCATAGGTGCGGTTGCTTTCGCTCTTGATGCGTTTGTTGGGCACCATGCGGGGGTTCTCTTTCAGCAGCAGCTTGACCGCTTCGGTGTTGTACAGGGTCAGCCCGAACGTCACGCCTGCGGCCTGTTCCAGCTCGTAGAAGGCCCAGTTTGCGCCAAAGGAAAAGATGTTGTATTGCTCGTCCCGGGCCAGCTTGTAGGCCGTCTGCTGGGCTGTGGTGCAAGTCTGCGTGATGCCGTCCAACTTGGCGTGCATCAAACCGGACTGAAAGACCTGATTTTGCAGCCAGATGCGGTAGTCGTCCTCTGTAATCTCGCCTGCATCCAGCTGTTCCCGCTTGCGCTCGTCCAGCGCTTTGTACTTTGCCAGAAACTCGGTCAGCTGCTCCTGCATCTCCCGGCGGGCAGTTCCGTACACCCGCAGGATACGGCGGCGCAGGCGGTTCAGCTGACGGGTAGAGATGCGGTCACGGTCGGTCATAAGCCAATCGCCTGCGCAACGGCCAGAAAGCACCCAGCCACAATGGCAAAATCAGCGACAAAAAGCATCACATCGATCAATCTTCCCAGAGGATCATAAATTTTTTTGTTTTTTTTCATCGGCGTCTTCCTCCTCGTCCACGGTCTCCCGTGTTGCGCTCTCAGCCATCAGCGCGGCCTTGGCCTGCTCCTTTTGTTCCGGGGTCAGGTTGGGCAGCAGGTCAATGGCCACGTCCTGCCCGATGATCGGTGCCTCAGAAATCACCGTTGCGACCTGCTCGGCGGTGTTTGTGATCTTGCTGCGGTTGAATGTCGGCATAGCGTTGTCAAAGCCAGCCAGTGCGCAGATCTGCCGGATAAACGGCTTGACCTGAGCCTCGAAGTCGTCCGCGTTCTGGTTCAGCGGTTCATAGGCTGCATCCAAATGGTCGTTGGTGCTGTCCGCGCTGACACAGTGCACATCAAGACCGCCGAAGTCCTCATAGACCCGGGTGTGGAGCAGCTCCAGCAGAGCCTGCCGGGCCGTCACGGGGATCTCGGTGGTGTATGGGGTGATCTTGCCGCCTTCGCTGGTGTCTGCGCCTGCAATGTGGTACAGATTCAGCTTGACAAGGAACTCCTGCAGTTCGTCATCGGTCATGCCGTTGAAGTTCTCGCACAGCCAGTAGATCTGCGAAAAGTCCTGCAGGTCATTGCAGAAGCCGGACATCACCAGATCGGTGTTGTCAATGTAGGCTTTCAGCCCCACAAGGGTGCTCTGGTGCAGGTCGGAGCCCCACAGCGGCACAATGGGAAGAGCGCTGTAGTTTTCGCCCTCTACGCTTTCCAGCCCGCCGCCGGGTGTGGTGACGGTCACGCTCTTGTATGACTGCTTCGGCGTTGTCTCCTGCATCACATTGCCGATTTTGCTTTCCGTGTACTCGGTAAAGCCGTCCAGCTCGTACAAGATATAGTGCATATCCGTGTCCGGGTTCAGCCGCCAGAAGCGCACGCCTGCCTGCAAAAGGCCCGTCTTTTCATCGTACAGGGGCGCAAACTCGGTCAGCTTGAAAACCACCAGATGGTCATTGTTCCAAAAGCCAAAGCTCTCGCCGTGGATCAGGGCGAAATATCCGGCCTTCTGGATCTGCTCATCAAAGTTCTGCCCCAGCCTGTCCTTGTCCACGCCATCGTCCGCAAAGACTACGCCGTTGCCGAGGGAGTAGGTCGCCCGCTGCTTGTTGAGCCGCCGAAAAAGATTGCTCTTGACCATATCGGGGCGTGGAGTGTCCTGCTTGGTGTTTTTGGACAGGCGTTTCAGCATCAAAGCGTAAGCCTGCGCGAAGCGTTCAGTTCCCGGGTTTTTCTGTGAGTCGTACAGGTCTGCATCCAGCGCCATCTTGTACGGTCCGGAACTGCAGTGCTGCTGCACGAACCGCCGGATGAAATCAGGCTGTTCCCCGGCGGCTTGCGCCTGCTGGAATGTCTGGAATGTGTATACAGTGCTCAAAATCAATCCCTCAGTTTCACAAGGCGCTTTGTGCGCACGAAATAGCGGATAGCGTCCATGCAGTGGTCGTTGACCTTCAGCACGGTGTCGTCTTTGTCTGGATCCCAAGCGTACACGCCAAACTCTTCCAGCGTGTGCTTGCAGTCTTTGTAGATCTTCAGCCGCCCGGTCTGCAGCATGGTCTGCACGTCCAGAATGCCGCTCAGGACGTCGTTGTTTGCGGGGGTCTGAGTAAAGCCGTTCTTGCGCAGCTCTGTAATCAGGGGCAGGGCAGAGGGGTCAACGATGATCCTCTCCGGCTTGAGACCATTCAGCCACGTCTTGAGATCTGTTACGTACTCGCCCACGGTCTTTTGCCGCTTCTGTTCGCGGCCGCTGTAGTAGTACTCCCGGGTGACGATCCAGCAGTCTGCATCTGCCTGCTTCTGGAACAGCAAAAAAACCGTTGCGTTCTGGGTGCCAAAGTCGCACGCCACATAGGCGCTCTTTGGTGACAGCTCCGGCAGCTCATCAACGACGTGCTTCTTGCGGTCGAACATGTCATAAACAAGACCCTCGGCCACCGTCCACAGGCCCAGAATGAAACGCTGATAAAAAACGCCGCTGTACTGGCTGCGGTATCTGGCCTTGATGTCCTCGGAAAGTGACAGGTTGTCGTCCATCGTGAAATGGAGATACATCACCTTTCGGGAACGGCATTTCCGCACCCACTCGAGATAAAACCAGTGCTGTGGGCTGCCCGGGTTGCAGTTGAACCAGAACTTTGACCCGGTGACAGAGCAACGGGCTGTGGCCTGATTGACGAAGCTCTGCGGCATCAGGGCCACCTCGTCGAAGAATACCCCGGCAAGGGTGATGCCCTGGATCAGGTCCTGGCTGCTTTCGTCTTTGCCTCCAAAGAAGTAAAACTCGTTGACTTTGCCGCCCTTGCTGACGGTCATGCAGTTTTCTGCCCGGTGTTCCTTGACGTTGTAGCCACGGGCTGCAAGCTGCTGCTTGAGTGTGCCCAGCACGTTGCGCCGGAAGCTGGCAATGGTCTTGCCGCACATGGCGAACTGCTGCCCGTTGTAGCAGGTCATGGCCCACTGGACAAAAGAAAAGCTCATGGCAAAGGTCTTGCCTGAGCGGATAGCTCCATCAGCAATGATGCCGTTGTAACCGCTGTATGTGCTCTGCGGTGTCCACCAGCTCAAGACCTGCTTTTGCCGCTGGCTGAGGGCTTTCCATCGAAAACCGTTACTTTTCCGCATGGTCGTCCTCTTCCTCTGGCAGCATCTCCACGTCATCCGGCGGGCTGGTGTCTGCGGCAGCGCTCAGGGCCTCAAGCAGGCCATCATCGTCATGCTCCTCTGCCCTCGTTTCTTCCGGCACACCTGCCCACTTTTCAGGCCGCCGGTTTTTCAACCAGAATATCTGAGCCGTCACGTTGGCTGGAACGACGACCTGTTCCTCTGCATACTCGATGCGTTCTTCTTCAAGCCGCTTTTTTCCATCCACCATGACCTTTTTCAGTTTGATGGGCTTTTTTACGGTTACGGTGCGGGTCTTGCAGCTTTCGAACAGCTCATTCTCCACAATGTAGTCCGCAACTTCTCGGCCTTTTTTTAAAGCTTCCGATAATTCGGAAAATTTGTTTTTCCATTCGCAGAGAGTGGATACTGAAATTCCTATATTCCCGGCAATCTGCTTGTCTTTCAGTCCATCCCTTGCCCAACCGCGAAGCAGCGTTAGCCCTTCCGGTTCTAACCACTGCTCGAATTTACCTTTTCGGCCAATCTTAGCTCACCTCTTTTACAAGAACGGCCTTTTCTCCCGTGAGATCTTCCCATCGCTTCACAATGACATCAACGTACTTCGGATCATACTCCATCAGATAAGCTGTTCTTCCGTTCTGTTCGCAGGCGATCAACGTTGTCCCGCTCCCCCCAAACAGGTCAAGGACAATATTCCCGCTTTCAGTGTTGTTCTTGATTTGATAATCAAACAGCGCAACCGGTTTCATGGTTGGGTGCAACTCGCTCTTAACCGGTCTGTCAAAATCAAGAACCGTTGTCTGTTTCCTGTCGCTTGTCCATAGATGTCCTGCGCCATCTTTCCATCCATACAGGCAAGGCTCATGCTTCCACTGGTAATCCTGCCGTCCAAGCACCATGCTGTTCTTCACCCAAATGAGCGTCTCCCGAATCTCCCATCCCGTCTGCTTGCACGCCTGTCGGAAAATAAGTCCTTTGCTGTCTGCGTGCCAAATGTAAAACACCGCACCAGGTCTCATCACGGCATCAGCTGCAGCGAATGCTTTTGACAGAAACTCCAAGAATTCATCTTCGGCCAACGAATCGTTTTGAATTCGCAGATTTTCACTCGTTTTTCCGACATAGCTCACTCCGTAAGGCGGATCCGTAAGCAACATATCTGCCTGCGCCCCCCCTATAAGGGCTTTGACGCTTTCTGCATTGGTGCTGTCCCCGCACATAACGCGATGCCTGCCGCACTTCCAGATATCACCCAGCTTCGCCTTTGGAGGTGCAGCTTCGTCAACTTCTGGAGCCTCATCCTCAGCAACCTGCGTTTCTTTGCTGTCACCAGCAGGAAGATCAAAATCAAAGTCAAAGTCGCCAAAGTCCACTTCTGCCAGTTCCTGTTCAAGTTTTCCGAAATCCCACCCAGACATTTCACCGGTCTTGTTTGCGAGGATACGGTATTTCTGCTTCTGTTCTTCGGTCAGGCCGGTGTAACGAACCACATCAGCAGTGTTCACATGGAGCTGCATCAGAGCAAGACGGCGGGTGTGTCCGCTGAGGATGACGTTGTTCTCGTCCACCTCGATGGGGTCAAGTGCGCTGCACTGGCGCATACTTTCCGCACAGGCGTTCACGGCTTCCGGGGAGATCACGCGCGGGTTGTTTTCATACGGAACAAGATCTTCGACCGGTAATTTCAGCAGCTCTTTCTGAATCATGTTATTCTCCTCCCGTGCAAAAGAAAAACCGCCCGGAAATCCGAACGGTCAAAATATCAAAATAAGCAGCACCCATGCATTCAGTTTGACGGACAGGCGTAAAACGGGCGGGTGCTGCTGCATCTGGAACTTTCGCGGCCAGATGCCCCACTATGCTTTGCACAGCCGTCCCCCGACTGTACATTGCATGGCGCTCTGGGCAGGCCTTGAACCTGCAACCTACGGTTTTGGAGACCATCGCTCTGCCAATTGAGCTACCAGAGTAAAAAGCCGCCCTTGGAATCGAACCAGCCGTGTCTACACACACGCGCCGCGCTCCAAACTGCGCTCAGGCGGCAAATGGCGCGATATTGCGGAATCGAACCGCATCCCATCTCCCGGTTCGGTGGGGTGTCCATTTGCACATATCGCATAGATGCGCAGTCCGCGAAACGTGAAGAGAGAAAAATGCCTGCAAAGCCAAAAGGAGGAAAATTATCATGGGGGTTCGTTTCGGAGACTGCGTGTATCGGTTTGCCTTTCCGGCATTGCCGATGGTACTATTCAATCACTTTCGCACGGTTTCTGTACATACCGCGTACATACCGCGTACATACCCGAAGCTGTACAAAAAATCACGCGTTTTTTATGCACTTTCGTCAAAATCGCAAAAAGGTGTTGCTTCCCAGATCTCTGCAAGGGCTTCAAACCCTACTGTGATGGCTCTGGATGCCGTGTGTGCCTGTGCAAAGCCCACCTCAGCGGCGGCCTGCTCACGGGTCTTACCCTCAACATAACACAGGATGATGCACTTGCTGCGGCGGATGGATGCCGTGTCAGCATTCAGCAGATATGCCGTATCAATGGCCGCCTTCTGCATCTCCACATACTCGCACTTGAGGGCAGCCAGCTTTTCCTCTGCTTCCACAATGGCCGCGCCACCGTTCCCCACCTTGTCACTGGTTCCAGAACGACCAGGTGCAGCTGAAACGCTGGATGTGGTGGCGGTAGCGATGCACTGTAGATCTACAATGCGCTCTTCCTGCTGCTGAATCTGTGCCCGCATTCTTGGCAGTCGTTCAAACCATGCCCGCACCAGCTGGGCCTTTTCATTCTTAGGTGGCTTTTCGTTCTCGCTTTCAGGTGTCCATGTGCGGATCATTGTTCCTCCTTTACTCCTTCCAAAAACAGCAGCACTCCGGGTGCTGCAAACGGGACGCGGTAAATTTCAATGTCTGATTGGGTGATGTACTTACGGCCAAACAGCCGTTTCATGTCCTTCCATACGGCCCACGGGACGCGGTAGAAAGCCCTGCCGCTAAATGAGCATAGTACAAAGGCGACACCTCCGAGAGCTTCTGTGCGGCTCAAACGAAGCGCTTGCGCGGTCAACACACGATCAAAGGTCAGCCGGTCACTGTCAGTGTGCTTTGCTTCAAAATTGATGGCTCTTCCGCCTTTGAGAATGCCTTTGTAGTCCGGCTGGGCCTGTTTCGTGTAGCAGGCAAGGAACCGGCCAGCACGGTCCGGGCTTCCAATCGGACGCATCGGTTCCGGGGTCTTTTCGATGTCTGCAAGGCCGATGGATCTGTAATAGGCGCAGGCATTGTCAATGATGCTTTCAAAGCTAGCGCCCTCTGCGCGGCTTCGGGCACCTGTATAGCTGCGGCGAATACTTGCCGCCGTTCTTCGGTTATTCATTGCTCAATTCCTCCACATAGCGCCATCCTTGGGGCGGGCGAGTGATCTCCACAGGCCGCATGCTCAAAAGCACAGCTTTCATTCTCACGTCTCTCCCTTCAGTAATACTCGATTTCCACCAGCGAGGTGGACACCAACTCAAAACGTCCATCTTCCAGAGGGATGCGGAGCAGGTGATACTGCTCTCTGCAAGCGTATGATTTCGGCAGCAGCTCTCTGAAGTCCTCCACGGTAATGGTGTACTTCGGCTTACGCCTACCGGCATAGCCAACTTTTTCAATTGCCGGGGAGTAGACCGTGACATGGTAGCAGGGATGGTCAGCAGTTTCAGCTTCAGTTTTAGTTTCAGCATCAGCAGATGTCGAACTACAGGATGTAAACCACAGCGTCACAATCAGCAATGCTGCTGACACGATAAAGCAGGCCATTCTCTTTTCGGTTTTCATGCTTCACTTCGCCTCCTCAAAAATCCCAGTCGTCGGGGACATACAAACGGCACTCTCCATCCCCGTTGTCGCTGGTCGGTTTATCAAACGGGCAGCCCGGGCAACCATTTCCGACTGCTAAGTGGCAATGGCAAAAATCCATCAAATAATGGGCCATGTCCTCCGGCCTCATAGTGTCGGTTTCAGGGTTAGATTTCGCTTGATTATTCATCGTCGCCCCTCCAATACTCCACGAAATAGGTCAAAGTAGATTTGCCGCTGCGCTTTTCCTTTCCCACGCGGACGGTGTAGCCGTTCATCGACAGGACGACAACCAGAGCTTTCCGGTCCTCCACCTTGTCGCAGTCAATCTTGTAATGCTGTGACATTACCTGTACTCCTTTCCGGTGGCCTTGTCCCTTAGCGGGATGCGGCCAATGATTTCAAACCCTGCGATACCGGCCATCTGGCGCAGCAGGGGAACGATGTCTCCGATTCTGTCAAGCCGGGCGGCTTCCTTCTGGTACTCGTCCCGGCAGATGTTGCGCATGGCCGCGGTCGGTGTCGGGTCTGCATAATGCTCGGCATTCCGGCCCATATTTTCCTTGCTCATGTTCAAGCTCCATTCTCCAACAGGTCAAACAGAGTGGGTGCATCCTTTTCTGCATCCGCAGATTCCAGATAGCCCACGCCGTCACGAAAATAATCCGGGTTCAGCTCCACGCCCTTGCCCTTGCGGTTCATCTTCACCGCTTCATACGGCACCGTGAAAAGCCCTGCAAAGGGGTCAGCAACAAGTTCGCCCTCATTGCTGTACCGCTCAATCAGGCGCTGCACGATGTCGATCTGAAGCGGGCAGACGTGGAGGTTCTGCCGCCGCTGGCTCTGGGAGGTGTTGAGCGTTTTCATCCGCACAATGTCGTCCCAGACCGTCATATCCCATGAGCCGGGCGCAACGACCATAAAGGTGCTCGGCAGCCGTCCGTCTTTGTCGAGGCTTTCTGCGAGTTTGACGTGCTCGCCGTAGTCGTAGACACTGTCGCGGCTGAACTTCCGGTAGACGCTCTGGAGTTTGGAGGTTGGAATCTTCTCCAGATCCTCCCTAGCAAAAGGCCTGTCGCCGCTGGAACGCCAAAACGCATGAGCGTCAATCTGCCACTGGGCGCGGGTGTATTCCTCTTTGGACTTCTTCACCGGCGTATCGGCATATCCACGGCTGCAATCGGTGGGCAGCTTGCGGAACAGCAGGATGTATTCTGGGCAGCCAACACCCATCTTCGTGCCGTCCTTGCACTGCTCCGTCCATCCCAGACGGTAGGTCTGGTTATTCTCCCGGACAACGTCCGTGACAACCGTAATCATTCCGAAATAGGCGAACCCATGCTTCCGGAAATGAGCGATACAGTCCGCGTGAAACGGCTCAATGGTCGGCGCTGCAAGGCCGGTGACGTTGGCGAACTCCACGCGATCTTTCACATGGATTGCAGCCACGCGACCCGGCTTCAGGGTGCGCAGCAGTTCCGGGGTCAGATAGTCCATCTGACGGAAGAACTCTGCATCATCCGGGTTATGGCCGAAGTCATTGTACGAGGGCGAATATTCGTAATGGTTTCCGAACGGGATACTAGTCACATACAGGTCAATGCTGTCCGTTGGCCAGTTCCGGACTTCTTCCACACAGTCGTTGTTGATGGCCGTGTAATTGTTTCCCTTGACTTCCACTCTCTCACATCCTATCGTTCTCTTCAGGGTCTCAAGCGCAAGGCTACCGAGACCGTATTCTTTGATGATTTCCTCCATCTGCTCGCTCAGTTCATCGTACTGTCTCCACTTGCGTTGCAGCGCCAGCAGCACCTCCGTCTCCGTGTCCATGTACAGGATGTCGATGATGACCGGGGACTTTTGCAGGAAACGGTAGATGCGGTGAATGGCTTGAATAAAGTCGTTGAACTCGTAGTCGATGCCCATGAAAATGGCGCGGTGGCAATGGCGCTGGAAATTGCAGCCGGAACCGGACAGGCTTTTCTTGGTTCCGAAGATGCGGGTGCGGCCCTGTGCGAAGTCCATGACCCGCTGCTCTCTGGTTTCCAGCTCCATGCTGCCGTAGATATCGACCATCTCCGGCACGGCCTTTTTGAGCGCCTTGCGCTCGTCCTCCAAATCGTGCCAGACCACAAAATGCTCGTCCGGCGGTGCCTCCGCAATGATGCGGGCTACCTCGGCGGCGCGAATATCGATGCTGTCCCGCTTCTCTTTGGCTGCATCCTGCAAGCCCATCGCGGCATCATGGCCGAGCTTCATCTGGCCGTCGGCTTCAAATTCAGCGGGCCGGTCAAGGCTGTTCAGCTTGTGATACCGGATGTCCAGCGGCGGCAGGGCGTAACCATCATCCGAGAATCCGAGATCGGACGGCTTCTGAAGGAAAAGCCCCCAGCTGGCGCACCAAATCCAGAACTCCCGCTCGCGACCAGGATAAAGGGTCAGGTTGTTCGCTTTGGTGCTGTCCCTCTTGAAAAAGCGGGTCAAGCTCTGGCCGGTGTCCATAATTTCGAGGAACCCGGCATAGTGAATCAGCTCTTTGTAGCGGTTCGGGCTGGGTGTCGCGGTGTTGGTCAGCTTATACTTGATGCCCTTGAACTTCTGCATGAAGCTCTGATAGGTCTTGCTGCCGAAGCTGCGCAGTGTGGCGGCCTCGTCCAAACTGACCGCTGTGAAATGATGCGGGTCAATGTCGCCGTCTCTGACGCGCTCGTAGTTGGTCAGGACGATGGGGGCTGTGCTGGCCTCCACTTCGGCCATCGTGCGGCAATAGGGCGGCTCGTCAATGCCCAGCAGGTTCACAGCGTCGGCCTTGAACTCCGGCAGGACGTTCAGCGGCATCACAACGAGCGTCTGTCCGCCCTCGTGCTTCTGTAGCAGTCTGCACCATTCGAGCTGCATGATGGTCTTTCCCAAACCGAAGCGGGCGAAAATGCCACGGCGGCCCCCGCGCAGCGCCCACAGGACGCTCACGCGCTGGTGATCTTTCAGCGCCGGGCTGACCTCGGCGGGGTCAATCTCGATACCGGACAGGGGAGCAATGTCGATTTTGCGCTCCAAAAACTCCTTGTATGTCATTTTGCGTGTTCATCTCCCATTGTTCTCCCTCCCTCACTTCACAGACGGGTTCACGCGCTCAACCAGCTCACAGCCGGGCACTGCCGTGCCGGTCTTGAGCAGGGCCGCAATGGCCGTCTTGTTGGGTGCGCGGGTGGTCATCTCGGTCATGTACTCGGCAGGAACGGCAGCTTCATCCAGCACGCAGACGGCCTTACTGCGGCGAAAGCTCACCGCGCACCGGTCACTGCTGAAGTTCTGCCCACCCAGAGCATCGGTCAGATAGTGCTTGAGACTGTCGATCTTGCGCTTTGCGGCTGCCTTGCGGTCAGCAAAAGCCTTTTCCTGCGCTTCAAAGGCCGCAACATCGGCTTCGAGATTCTTTACCCAGCAGGCGATGTTGTCCACCTTCTCGGCCTTTGCCATGTTCAGCTCTTCCAGCCGGTCGATGTCCATAACCTCGCCGGTCTCCTGATCGATGCAGTCCAAAATCTGCGAGTTGATCTCATACAGGTTCATAGTGCTTTTTACCTCCATGCGTTCAGAGAACGAGAAACGGCCCTGAACAGCGTTTTGCGTTTTGCAGTATAACTTTGCCGATTTGCCCTAAAACCGCGTTCAGAGGGCACATCTTCCGGTCTGAGCGCATATGTGGCGGCTATTGCTTTTTCAACGGCCTTCTCCGGGCTGCGTCTGCCAGAAAATTCTTTGCATTTTCGGCTTCCTCTGCCGGGCGGCTTGCCATGAACGCCCGGTTGCGCGGGGCATTCGCCTTTTTTGCTTCATCCCTATCACGGGATATCCACCCGGATGCTGCAGCTTTCCAGTTCTTCATGGGATTCCGGCCCACCTTCCAGCCGTTGGATTCGTAATAGGCATGGAACCGAATAGCCTGCGCTTCCGTTCCGCCCTTTTCGGCAAAGTACGCCTTGACCTCTGCCATGTCTGGTGGGTGGAATCTGGCTGTTTTGGTCTCCGGCGTGGGTATCGGCGCATTAGCGCCTTTCTTTATATCCCCGTTAGGGGATATTTCTTTATAAACAGATTCAGACTCAGACTCAGATACAGATAAGCTATTTTTGCTATTGGCAAAATGGCATTTGCTATTTTTGCTATTGGCATCAATAGCTTTGCTATCAGATTTCCAACGTTTTTCCGCGCCTTTTCTTCCAGCTTGCTGCCGCGCTTCGGATGTGCTGGAATACTTTTGCACGTTCATTTCATCAAACGCCTTTACAGTTTTCCACATCATCCGCATGGAGCGATCTGTAAAATCCGGTTCTGTTCCGTTCTCGACGTAAGCTGCATACGCACGGATAAACTGTCCAAACTCTTCATCTGTCAGTTCTTCCATCGTGTGAACGTGCTCCAAAAGCAAAATAAAGCTGGTTCGTCTTTTCTCCGGCATACTCCACCTTCTTTCTCGTTTTTGCCCGCCCGTATAGCCAGATAGCACAGCTTGCAAGATCAGAAGGGAAGATCTTCTGCGTCTTCGTTGATGGGGTCATACTCGGTAGATGGAGCCGGTTCTGGCGCGGCAGTGCCGTGCGGTGCGTAATCCGCAAGCGATTCGCCGGGGTACATCTGCGCACCCTGCAGATCTGCCGGGTTTGCTGCCGGTTCTGCAGGTTCCGGCGGATGGCCGGGCTGTGCCATCAGGTCGATCATCTGCTGCAGCCAGCGGAATGTCACCAGCCCGCCGGGCTGAACATCATCCGCGTCCACGTCGTAATAGATCTTGCCGTTGTACTCCCGCTCTTTCAGCTTCTGGGCAAAAACCGTGACCTGATCGCCTTTCTGCAGCATGCCGTCCCACTGGTCAATGCCGTGCCAGATGTTCACGCCCACAAAGAAGCTCTGCCATTTGCCGGATTCATCCTGTGTGCGGCTGGCTTTCAGGTCGAATTTCAGCACCTGCTTCTGCCCGGCATCCCGGAGCACCGGGTCTTTGGCGATCTCGCCGTGCAGCATGATGCCGTTCTTGGTCTGGACGATCATGCATCATCACCGCCAAACGGATCATCGGCGTTTTCCTCTGCAGAGGGTGCATCCGAGGCAGGGATCAGGGTGCCTGCTGTCTTGCGGTGGCGGTGGGAGCCTGCGTAAGGATCCAGCACCGGCAGTTCTTCAGGCGGCACCTCACGAGCGGCGCCTTCAGCGTCCACACGCACCTCGCTCTCATCGTACAGAGCGCCGAAAGTAGAAGGAAATGCTTCACGCAGGGCGTGCACCAAAGCCACCTTGCGGATCATGGTAGCCTTTTTGCCGTTCCAAAGAGACTTTCCGGTGTCGTATTCACTGAGCTTGACTTCCTCGTAGCTGGCGCGGGTGCGGTCCTTACGGTAGACCTTCGCCCAGCCGCCGAGAAGGGTCTCGCCGCCGTTCCCATCATAGACGATGGAACCCTCACGGTTCAGCAGCTGGCCATCTGCGGTCAGGACGATCACGCCAGCTTCAAAACCATCGTAGGCCGGGTTGCGCTCGGCCATCTGCAGATAACAGTTCTTGCCCAGCACGATGGTGCTGGCGGTGTCCTCGTTCTTGTTGTCGTAGTGGATCAGATAGGCTTCCTTGGTGAAGGGGTTCAGCTTGTACTGCTTGCAGGTCTCCAGAAAGATTTTGCATTCAGCATCGGTGGCTTTGTCGCAAATAAAACGCCGTACTTCGTCAAAACTGACGACGAGGTGCTGGCCATCGGCAGCAGTGATCTCCACCGGAACGGACGGGAATGCGGCCTGCATAGCGGTGCTGCCTGCACGGTTGGCATTCTGAATGGAACGGTTTGCCAGAGCCTGTGCGTTGGAAACGGACGAAGTAGGCGCGGGTGCGCCGGGACGAGTAAGTGCCATAAGTAACTACCTCCAAAATTATTTGATCGAACCATAGCGGAAGCCGCGCTCTGCGGCTCCCTGCTTGAACCATGCAATGTCCTCCCGGGTGAACTCCACCCAGAAGCTGTATTTCTTGCGGACCGGAGCCTCCTGCTGTTCAGGCTCTGCGAATCTCTGAAGCATGCTGAAATCCAACCTGCCATCCGGCGTGATGGCTGCATTGGCCTGCGCCGTTTGGACCGCTTCTGCGGCGATCTGGCGTTCTTCTTCGGTCGGAGGGATAATTACCGGAGCGGTGGCCTGCACCCGCTCTGCGGCCATTCTCTCGGCTTCTGCGCGGCGCTGGGCGTCCCGGGCATTCTGGCGGCGGCTATGCTCCACAAGGGCGGCGTTCAGATTCAGTTCACGCAGATACTCCGTGGTGCAAGCCTCTGCGTCCTCTCCGCAGGTCTCCCGGATCAGACGCAGCTCCTCCCGCCGGGTCTCCACGCTCTTGCGCAGCTCCCGGCCGGCCTTTGCCAGATCATAGGTCTTGTTCAGCCACTGGGGAACAAGCAGGCGGTCAAAGGGGATAAGCTCCCGCAGTTCTCCGATGCAGTCGGCATAGACAGCCCGCAGCGCATCCTGCTTATCCTGCCTCTCGGCTTCCTCCACAGCCTTGACCTGCTGGTCAATGGCACCGGAGACGGCCTTACACTGGCCCTGCATCTGCTTGGCGCTCTGCAAGAACTCTTCCAGCGGCTTCATGTAAAAGGCCTTTGCACTGCGGGCAGCATCCGAGAGCTGCTTGTCCAGCTTGTTCACGGCTGCGCGGTCGGCCTTGGCATCCTTGATGGTCTCCGGGGTGTAGACGCGGCAAGTGTAGGCGGCCAGCATCTCGGTCAGGTTCTGCTGCACCTCGGCTTCATTCCACCGGATCGCGGGCAGTTCCGGGTGCTCCACCCGGACGGTCAATTCTTCTTGCATAAATATTCACCTCGCATACACAACGTTCATATCAGCGTCAAACACCCTGTACAGCCGTTCGGGCTTTCTCTTTGCCAGTTCATCGGCAATCACAATTGCATCCGAAGCAACCGGAAATTGCTGTTGCGAAACAAGCGCTGGCGGCTCTTGCTTCACATCGTAAATTCTCAAAAGTGCCACTTGTAAAACCTCCTGTTTTATGTTATTTTTGTGGTGATGGGCGGCGAAACTCATCACCCTTGAGCTTGTCCGTGTTAGCGCACGGGTAGGCTCTTCTTTTTTTTGTGGCGTATCGGCGGC